CTACTGCCATTATTGTAGTTGCTAACGCTAATTGGGTCGACGTTGAATTCGTTGTAGACAATACGGTTGGCATGCGCGGGACATTCTACACGGAGGAATACTTTAACGACGTGTGGTTGTACCTAGAAAACATGAATTGGACTGACGTTGACGAAATTGATGCCGCACTTATACGCGCGGGGTTTGACGTTATCGAGGTTCGCAACGCTAGTTAATATGAATAAGACAGACATTGAAGTTTATATTAGGGTCTACACTGGCACTAGTGACACTGACCTTGTCGAGCGACCTCTAACGTTTAACTCGTTTGACGACTTCAACAAAGATTTTACAGGTCGCCTTGAAGCGATGGGCATGGTCGACTACGACGTGCTGGGAGGGTCGCACTTTCGTGAATCCTATGGCTGGGGTCTGCTACAGAACGAAGCCGAGTGGGATGGTTGGAACGACTTTTTTGATCTAGCCAAAGGCTTCGGCGTAGAGGCTGGCAAGTTGTGGTCAGCAGCAGGCGACATCTACACAGGCGACATGTCAGAAATTGCCGAGTGGTTGGAGGACTCGTTTGCTGGCGAGTGGGACAGCATGCTTGACTATGCCTACGACTTCATTGACGACGTCTACGGCACTGATATTCCAAAGGACTTGGCAGAAAATTACTTCGACTGGGAAGGTTTGGGCTTTGCACTAAAAGTCAATGGCGACCTGTACAGCCTTATCATGGCGGACTGGGAGGACCGCTATGAAACAGAGGCCGAAGCACAGGCCGTCTACGACGAAATGTACGATATGCGCGACGACGAACTTGCTGAGTGGTTTGTGTACGACATGATAGGCGACCTTGAAAGCGCGTTAGGTGACAAGGTCAAGGACTTCTTTGATTACCAAAAGTTTGCCCGCGACCTTGAATACGACTACACGTACGACCGCGACACAGGTTTGTTGTTCCGCGATTTTTAAGAAACACTTTTTTTAATTCACACCCCTATGTTCAAAAGAAAATTTGAAGAGGAGGCCGCAGCACCTGCGGCTGAGGCGGCACCAGCCGCCGACCCAAAAGAGTCTTTGATTGCAGCGTTGACTGCAATGGGACTTAATGCAGAACAGGCCGAAGCGGTCTATGCAATGGCTAATGATTTGATTGCTGCTGGCACTGGCGAAGGTGAGGCTGCTGCCGAACCTGCTGCTGTAGAAGCAAGCCGTCAGCGTCGCGGACGTAAGATGGGCAACCGCCGTAAGAAGCGCATGTCTTCTCGCGGTCGACGCAGCATGTATAGTTCTGAGCGTCGCGCTGTACGAGGCCGTCGTGTACGCGGTCGTCGTGCAGAATTGGCTGCGTCACGTCGTGGACGTCGTGCTGAGTTGTCTGCCGAGCAGCGTACTATTGCACGTCAGCGTCGTGTGATTGCTGCCATGAAGCGGGATCTTGCCGCACAGAACAACGCACCTGCTGCACGCAAGTTGAGCAGCAACCCACTGAAGGGAGGCAGCGCCGCCCCGCAACCAACCTTGACAGGGTTGTCAGCAAAAGAGCGCGTCATGAACTTTGTAAAAGAAATGATTTAACATGAGCAAGTATCGCTCCCTTAATCGGGCTGCACGTCGTCGCGCATTTGACAGCACGAACCAGCCCACATTTGCCAGCCCGACAAATCCATCCTACGCTGGTAATCTTTCAGGCTTTATCACCCCCGCCGTAAAGAGTGGTGACACCTTGGCTAACGGCTACGTTAACGTGCTTGACGGCATTGACTTCAAAGCCGTGTTGCAAAACACAACCATTGACGATGGCATCTTGGCTGCTGGCGGTGCTGCTGCCTGCGACTTCTCGTCTAACAACAGCGTCACTCTTAAAGAGCAGGTGTTGACGTTGGATGAGTTCAAAGTCAATGAGCAGTTGTGCCGCGCTAAGTTTGTGCCTTCATGGGTTTCTGCTGGTGGCACCCGTCACGGCGACATTAGCAGCGCCGAGTTCAAAAACTTCCTGTTGGCTACAACTTCCGCCAAGGTTGCCGAGGCTATCGAGAATCACATTTGGAAAGGCTCAGGCATCGGTGTTGGTTTGCTTGGTGAAGACGGAACAGCACAAACAGCAGCCCACTTTGCTGCGTCACGTTTGGGTAGCGCCACTACACAGGACATCGAATCAATGACTCATGGTAATGTCGTCGACCAAATGGGCGCCGTGTACGAGAAGGCTGCTACGTCTGTGCCCGGCATTCTGACTAAGCCTGACACCTTCATGTACGTCTCTAACAAGACTGCCGCTTTGTACCGCCAAGCGTTGGCAAAGGCAGGTGGTCACGACGCTACAGGCACTGGTCAGGGTTACAACAACCAAGTCACAAACCAAGCCTTGACTGGTTTGAATTTCTTGGGTGTGCCTATCGCTGAGTGTTCAGGCATGTACGACGACATGATTGTTGTTGCACAGCGTGAGAACTTGTACGTCGGCACGAACTTGCAGACAGACTTGACCGAGGTTAAGTACATCCCTGTTCACGATTACGACGGCTCAGACAACGTGCGCATTGTAATGCGGTTTGGTTTGGGTACCCAAGCGGGCATCCCTGCTGACGCTGTTGTTGGTGCCATCGCAGCCGTTACTCCCTAACCCTTAAAACGATACACAAATGAGTTGTGAAATTTCAGCAGGCCGCAATGTATCGTGTAAAGATGCAACAGGCGGCGTCAAAGGTGTCTACTTTTTGAACTTCAAAGAAGACCTAATTGCAGATGCCTCAGCAGTCGCTGGCACGGGCAATGAGTTCAAGATTGAGAAGTTTTCTACTAGCAACGACGCCGGACTAGACGCATACTTTTATCAGTTGCGTCGTGAAATGGCTAGCCTCGAAATCACCGTGAACTCGTCGCCGGAAAACGGCACGACGTTTTTTGAGCAGCGGTTGACCATCAATTTGAACAAGGTGTCACAGGCTGACGCCGACGCAATCAAGATGCTGGCTTACGGGCGACCTCACATCATTGTAGAGGACAACCAAGAGAACCTGATTTTGCTTGGTGCCCTTAATGGCATGGACGTGACAAGCGGATCCATTAGCACAGGTCAAGCCTTTGGCGACCGCAATGGATTTACGCTTGAGTTTACTGGCCGTGAGACCGACCCATTCTACACGTTGGTTGGTGTTGCCTCGCCATCAGGCACAGTAGGTGACTCGCCATTTGAGCATTTCGTTGCTACCGACATTAACGTAGCATCATAATTAGAGTTGAGTTGAACATTGAGAAAGGGGGGCTGCGGCCCCTCTTTTTCTTTATACATTATTTGTTACATGGTCCAGTTAGTCAAGACAGACGCACGGCACACTATCTATGTAGCCACACCTGAAGACGTCGACGGCATTACTTGTCAGTTGCAACTACGCAACTTAGCATCTAACAATCTGCTTTACCAAAACGCTACACCGGAAAGGCAAGGGGATTGGTTTAAGTTTAGGCGGGTAGAATGGGACCTAAGCCGTCAGGCGACAGGCATGTATTTGCTCACCATTGTGCGTGTCAGCAACAACATTGTTTTCGCTACACGCTTGGCGTACCTTTCACCATCCACGTCGACTCCAATATCTACGGACTACGACACTTACAACCAAACACAATTAGATGCCGTCTATCAAGGATAAAGTCTACATGAGCGCGTTGCCGTTTGCTGACTGCAATGCACCCAAGTTTGAAGAGCGCAGCAGTAGCGACTGGGTTGCTATGGGACACGACAACCTGTGGCCCCTATACCTAGAAGACCTTATGCTTGGCAGCGGCATGCACAATGCCATCATTAAAGGTGTGGGTGCAATGGTGTTTGGTCACGGACTGGACGCGAAAAACAAAGACAAGTTCATTGAGCAATGGTTGCGTGTTAAGGTGTTGTTTGACGACGAGTCATGCCTGCGGCGTGCGGCACTGGACCTCAAGTTGTACGGACAATGCTACCTCAATCCTATTTGGAATCAAGACCGCACGAACATTGTCGAAGTGCATCACATCCCTGCTGCTGACATTCGAGCAGGCAAAGCCAACGACGACGACAAGGTAGAGGTGTACTATCACAGCACCGACTGGTCTAACCTAAGCAAGCACACCCCGCAACCTATACCTGCCTTTGACCCTGCTAATCGCACAGCAGCGTCTAGCATCGTGCATATCAAATTGTACAACCCGCAGTCGTTCTACTACGGCTTGCCCGACTACGTCGGGGGGTTGGCTTGGGCGTACGCTGACAAGCAGATTGCAGAGTTTCACGCCAGCAGTCTGCAGCAGGGGCTGTTTCCGTCTGCTTTAATTTCGTTCAAGGGAGGCATTCCTACAGACGAGGAGCGACAGAAAATCGAGCGCCTTATCTACGACAAGTTTGGCAGCGCCAGCAACGCAGGTAAGTTCCTAATTACATTTAGTGACGGGGCTGAAGAGGCGCCTGAGTTCCAAACGCTGCAGCCGCAAGACCCGCAAAAGACATTTGCGTTTTACTCAGAGCAGATTAGCACGCAGGTTCTATGCGCTCACCGCGTTACATCGCCGCTGCTCTTTGGCCTGCGCACAGGATCTAGCGGGTTTGGTAACAATGCAGACGAAATGAAGGAGTCCTACGAGTTGTTTCACAACTCCGTAGTGCGGCCTATGCAGGACGTTTTGATTGAGGGCCTGCGACCTATGCTGTCGTGCATGAACATTACACTGGACTTGCACTTTAAGAAGTTGCAGCCTGCCTCGTTCTTGTACGTGGAGGACATGGTTGACGCTGAGGAGCAAGCAGCAAAGGATGCCTCGTACAACGGCGCACAGATTGCCAGCGCCGTCGAGGTGTTGGTCAAGGTACAAGAGGGCATCTTGACAGAGGAGCAAGCCAAGGTGTTCCTTGTGCAGATGCTGCAGTTCACACCAGCAGTTGCCGATGCTTTGTTTACTGACGGCGTCAGTGCCATCGGCATTGTGTCTGAAGAGGAGGAGGAGAAAGCCGATGCGCTTGAAGACACAGACGCACAGGTGCAGATGAGCCAAGAAGGACGCATTACAGACGAGCAAGGCAGCGCATGGCTAACGCACCTAGCCGACAAGGATAGCCGCGTGCCACTTGACAAGTACACGTTTCTAAAATCAGAGCCTGTAACGGACACAAGCATCGACCACAAGTTGCACAACAGCTATGCGTTTGGCCTTGAAGACTACAGCAACATTGACGAGTTTAGCGAATGGGGCGACGTAGTGTCGCCTAAAGGCTACCTGTTTGCCGTGCGTTACTCGTACTACAAAGCCAGCAAGGACACGCCCGCAGGTGCAAGCCGTGACTTCTGCGTAGAAATGATGGAGTTGTCTGACGCAGGTGTGCAGTACAGATACGAGGATATACAGGCCATGAGCGACGCAGGCGAGAACGGGCAGTTTGCTGCCGCAGGTGAAGCAACCTATCGAATCTTTGAGTGGGCCGGAGGCAAACACTGCCAGCATGGCTTCCAACGTAACATCTACATCTACAATCCTAACGGCGACCCCGTCGAGTTCATTGACCTAGCTGAAGCGGAGGCTGAATGGGACGGGCTAGTGAGTGGCAAGTTTGATTCTGTAATGGTCAGCGTAGGCAACAACCCGTACGTGCCACAGAAAGGAGACGAAGCAATCGCACCAAGAGACAAGCAGTAATGGCAACACTATTCATTAGCCCTAGCATGCTGAAGCGGGACACCCCGCTAGGCAGTGCCGTAGACGACAACATCTTGCACCCGCAAATTGTGCTGGCACAGGATCGTTACATATTGCCTGTGTTGGGCACACAACTAAACGACAAATTTGACTCGCTGATTTCATCAGGCGACATTTCTGTTGCAAGCAATAGCGACTACAAGGCTTTGCTTGACGACTACATTGTGCCCTGTTTGGTGCAGTTTGCATTTGTTGAAGTGGCCTACGCCCTACGGCTGCGGTTTAGCAACAACACAATTACTATGCCTGACAGCGAACAAGGCAGCAACGCAGGGTTGCAAGACCTGCAGTTGTTGTTGGGTCGTGTAGAAGACATGGCTATGTTTTACAGGCAGCGATTGATTGACCACCTTACATACAACGTTGACAAGTTCCCTGAATACACGAAGGCAGTCGACGACGACCTTGCAGCAACGCAACGCAACTACTTTCAGAATATCAATGTCTACGACCGACGACCCATTGACAATCAAACCCAAGCGTTCCTCAGTGCGATTAACTACAAGCCGTAAGCCAACGCAGGCACAGCAACAGAACACCGCCAAGTTGAACCAGTACATCAAAGACACATGGCAACAACTAAAGTAACAGACCTGACGGCGCTGACGTCAGTAGCTGACGACGACCTTGTAATGATTGTTGACGTGTCTGACACGACAGGCAGCGCAGCAGGCACTAGCAAAAAGATTACCAAGGCTAATCTTGTAGGCGGTGGCGGTGGGTCTAGCACGAGCAAGACAATGTTGAATGGGTCGTTTTTCGACAATGCTGTTCGTGACGTTTACTTGCCTGTGGGTAACACTGAAACTGAATACACTAGCCTGCAACGCAGCAACAAATTCTGCATGCCCTATGCAGGCCAGTTGCTCAAGGTTATGATTCGCAATGAGTTTAGCGCACCAACTAGCGGCACACTTAGCTTGACGCTGCGTCGTGTCAACCCTGCCAACAACACCATACAGGCGGACATTGAGACCATTACGCTGACGCCGACCTATGCAGGGACAATGCAAAACGTGTTTACGTTTACAAGCACGGCGGCGTTAGAAGCAGAGAAGGTGTACGCCTTCTATTTGGAGAACAACTTGAACACCGCCTTGGGCAATACCATGTTTACAATAGTCATAGAGCAATGAGACGAGCGATAGACGCATTGACCGAAGATGCAAAACAAGACATCTTAGACGCAGAAATTTTGATCCCTGTGCTAG